TTAAATAATTGTGTCAAGCGATTAAGCGTTGATGTCGCCGCCTCCAGAAATCCTGACTTTGCCACCTCGGCCTTGAGGTCTTTCCATGCCGTTTGGAACCTATTGAGGCCCTGGGTCGCATCCTGAGAGGCTTCAAGCGCCGCCTTGCCATATTTTTCATGGAGAAGATCCGCAAGCTTTGGGAGCAGGTCCGTCGCCAAAACCTCGCCGTTATCGAGCATCTTATTAAGTTGCTCTGTAGACACCCCCATTGCCTGCGCGGCAAGCTGGAACGCGCCCGGCAACCTCTCCCCCAATTGGCCCCGGAGTTCTTCGGCCTGGACATTGCCCTTGGAAATCATCTGCGAGAGGGCCATGAGAGACCCGGATGTCTGATCCGATGAAAGCCCCAGGGCCGATGAGGCCTCCACTATTGAGTTGAATATTTTTCTGGTCTGCTCTCCTTCAAGGGCCGTATCCTTTGACGCGGCCAGAATGCCTTTGTAAGCGTCCGCCGTACCATAAAACTCCTGTCCCAGCCGGTCGGCGGTTGATCTTACGAATTCCAGTTCGTCCGCGGCCTCTTTGCCAGAGCCTTTAATGGCGTCAAAGGCCCTGCCGAGTCTCTGTGATTCCGTTCCAGCATCAAAAAGACCCGATACGATCCGTGAAATGCCGACACCCGCAAGCAAACCCTTCAAGCTTCCCGAAAGAGCGGATACCGCCTTATGACCGTTACCGACGGTTTCATTGAAGGCTTTAACAGCTAATTGCCCTTTTGAAAATACGGACTTCAGCTCACTACCGGCCTTTTTCGCGGCATCCTGAAGCCCTTTGGATGTCGCCGTGATCAGGATATTTAAAGTATTTGATGCCATCTTGTTTTTTTGCTAAAGTATGTTATTGGTTCCGCCGATAATGAATAAGGAGATACTTATATGATCATAGGTTCCCTGAAAATATTTTTCGGCTTTGCATTCCTGCTGTCCGCCTTTAAAACAGACACTTCATTACCCTCTGTTGCTTTTGGGCTGATTGGGTTGTATCTTATGGCTGTCGGCCTTGTACGTTTTCTGGATGTTTTTATGAATTTTATGGCCCATCTGGGCTCTCTTTCCAAAACCGATTCCAGTCCTTCTCATCCGCAAAACCCAGTCTGACAGCCAAAGCCATATTTTTAACTCTCTCCGTCTCAAGCCGTTCCGATTCTTTCAGCGCCGTCAGGAAGAAGCCGAACCCATACTCCCAGGCATTATCATACCCGCGTTCTATAAGTCGGCAAACGCATCGGTCAATTGCCCCCGCAGAAATTTCCCGAGAGCCCCCATTATTCCGAGACTCTCGATCACGGATAAAAAATCGGAGTTCACATCCCGCATCGTATCCCAAAAGATTTTAAGCTCACTGGGGGCCATCTCGTCTGCTTCTTCCAGAGTCAGGTCTGATGCGAGTGGCAAAAAATCGGCAATATTTTCCATGAAATTATCTTCATTCGCTGCTTCCGCTGCTTCAATAATCTTACGGATGTCTTTGACCCGCAACTCCCTGACCGTGATCTCCCGGTCATCAATCTTGATTGTCTTTGTCTTTCTCATGTTTTCTCCTCTTCACCCTTCACCCTTCACTCTTCACACTTTTTTCTTCCCCCTTCACAATTCACTCTTCGTCTACGCCTGCGGCATCATCTCCACCTTGTAATATTCCTGCCCGGATGCCTGACTGGTGTCCTTAAGCACGGTCCCCGTCACCTGCATAATTGCGGCCCCATCGCCTATCAAAGGGAAATCCCCGTTCAAAGCAATTTTGACGCGGTGGAATGTCCACCTCTGCCGCGTGCCCAGGTCATCCTTGTCGGACACGAATATCAGCTTCTTTTCAACCGAGCCCGCCGACATGCCCCAGATATATTTTTTGTTAACCGCCTCGTAGTCATAAGAGATCACGTCCGTGTCGATAATGCCTCCGGTGGAGAGCTTCCGGATGTAGCCATAGTCCGGGTCCAGGTTATAGTCCGTTCCCTGCGCGCGCCTGGCGGTTCCGGCGGCGTTGGTTACCACGATATCTTCCAGCGTCTCAATGCCNGNGGGCGTNATGTANATNGTGTCGGCTGTCTGCTCGACCTGCTCGCCCGCCTGAAAGGTTCCTNNCACATTCACCACTTCTATAAAGCCCGATCCCACAAAGGCGATTTTTCCCGTGGCCGCCGAGGTNTCTCCCGTTACNGTGCTGCCCACGGTAAGTGTCCCGGTNATNGTNCCGGTCAACTTGGTGCTTTTTACATTCAGATGNCCNAGGTCAATAAACAGATCATTCACCAGGGCCACNTCCGCCGCGGCNCCCACCTCATCCTGATACACATGGGAGGCGCTCTGGTTTTGTGTGTTGATGGCCGAGCCCAGCAGAGCCATCTTGAGATTATTTTCGCTCATCTCCCGCAGGCCAAANGAAATATTGGCATCCCGNTCGCTTTCCACNTCCAGGATGGTCGCCCTCGCCGCATTCCTGGTACTTTTGAGTTTCTCGGTTGATACGGTGATCCCGAAGTTGAGCCCNTCGAGTTCNCCCAGATCNTCAAANGACGCCCCTGCCACAGCCCCGGCATATGCCCTGCCGGTGCCGTTATANCTGATATTTTCAACATTCGATGCAAGTGGCATTGTGTGTCCTCCTTAAATAAAAGTGTGAATTGTGAAGGGTGAAGGGTGAAAGAAGTATAAATTGTGAAGGGTGAAGGATGAAATTAAATAAATGGGATTCATCCTCTCTTCACTCTTCTCTCTTCTCCCTTCAAACTTCATTTGACCATTCCAATTCTATAATGCGCCGCATATATACAAATGCCCTTTTTAGGCGCGAGATAAAGCGGCACAGCCTTTTCAAGCCTCATTGCGGGCCATCCAGTTGTAATGACTTTCCGGTGCAACAACGACCGAGATTGATCCAGCAGATCATATACTCCCGGGCTGTTGATATCCCCACGCCTGGCCGCGTCAATCCCGCGCAGATTTTTATCCCCGACAATAAGCATCACTCCGATATCCTCGTCATCAAACCGGCTCTTTGCCTCGACAATCAACCCCGTCGCAACCACGTAGATGCAGGGGAAAAAGGCCGTCATCCGGGCAAGTTCCTCGATATCATCCGCCTCGGCCTGGCCTGCATATACCTCCAGGGTCTTAAGCCCGCCGCCTGTCTTTAGCGGTTGTAGCGCTGTTATCACAGCCTGCTCCAGAATTTCAAATTCATGCATGCTAAAATCCCCGCATTTTTGAGCGCGTAAAAATCCTGTCGTTATACGTAATGTCCGCTGTGTTGCCTGTATTGGTCGGCGCGGGGGTCGAGGCCCCAAGCTCAATTTTTCCCTCCGAGACCTTTTCCAGGAACCGGATGGCCTCTTTCTGGCGATCCTTCCTGAGATCCGGAATCGTGTCATCCCTCCTGGAGTAGAGGTTGTAGATGGCCAGATCCACACCGATCGCATTGATCTTCGCCGGTACAGGCGTTAGCGGCACCGTGTACCGGCGCTGGCAATACGCATCAACGGTGGCATCCGCATCAGTTATGGCCTTTGTCACATGGGCCTCATCAACGGCTCCGGACTGGTCATCATCCGTTAACTGTATAAGCTTTTGCTCATCCAGTTGGTCCCTGATATCATCTATGGTACAGTAGGCCACGGGCTACTCCTTCGCCTCTTTACCTCTTCCCTTAGAGGCTGGCCGGGGTGGGGGCTCCTGTTCCTCATCCAGCAAATCCTGCACCACGAGCATGGGCTCGGCCTTCAGGACCGCCAGTTCTTTTTTAGTGAACCTATCATCCGGATACTCCACCGGGTCCTTTGGGTGCGCGATCCCGCAGCGCCTGAATAAATGCTGCTTGCTTCTGATTCTGATCATAACTACCTCCCTGGTATAGGTTTGAGGTGAGAAGTTTGAAGGGATGGAAGATTTTTATTCTTCAATTTCACCCTGCACTCTTCTCACTTATTTTTACGCCGCTCCCGTGCTGCCATAACTCATCTGCCACAGGCCATAACCTCCAGCGGCGCGTGCTTCGGCCCCGAACCGGAAATGCTTGCGCATGAACACCGCATCATTGTCGGGGGTTGTTTGCTGCACGAACACGGGTTTTTTCCGCTCTTGATATACAAAGGGCTTGAGCGGGCGGTTCGTCACATGCAGAAACCA